AGGATTGTCACTAGGCAATCATTTTCCTAACAGATGAGGGGCTTATTATGGCTTATGCAATATTTCAAATTATGCGCCATGCGCTGATTTTACAATCCGAGTTTAACTATACCAATGCGAAAGGGGCTCAAAATGGCTCACTTAGTTATTAATACCAAGGGCGAAACAGAATTGCATGATGTTTGGGGCTATGACGATATCAATAACGCTCAAGCCATTAGACATGGAATACATTTAACCGATGAGCAATGCAAGGAGGTTCTTGAGTTACTTTTTCATTATCACGATGCCAATCAAGGAATTAATTGGGAAGTGATACAGGAGGCAATTGACCAAGTTTTATCAGTGCGCCCACATGATGAAGAAAATATACACGATTTAATGAGTTAATTTAATTCTAAGGAGAATAATTATGAACAGACTTATACGAGAAGCATTAAATTTTATTAAAGAATTAAAAGAAAAAGGTCATTCAGATGGATACATAGAAGCCGCTTATTTAAGTAAGCAAGATAGATTAAGCGCCTACGAGTTTAAGCAGTTATTAATTGAAGAGGGGGCTTAAAAATGAGCTTTGAGATATTAGGTACTGTATGGTTTTGCGCTGGGCATGGAAATGTTGGAGTTGTGCGTGTAAATAATGGATTTGAAATTAAGTATTACATTGGTCAATGCTTTGGCATTGATGAAAAACAAGATATTACGCACATTGCTGATTTAGGCAGTAGGTTTCCTAGTGAAGCTGGAGATGCTCTTTTTGGTATTAAAAATACAGAGGCTAAATGCGAGGTTAAATATGCAGACTAAATTTGAAATTCAAGAGTTTACTTTGTTTGATGGTTGGCTAAATACTTGGCTAAGTGTTGACGCTGATGGTGAAGCTTACAAGACTACGTTTAACACGCGCCAAGAGGCTGAAAATGAGCTTAATTGCTTTATAAATGATATGCAGAGGGCGGTTGCTGATGGATATATGGAAGACGTACCTAGCATTGATACATTTAAAATTGTGGAGGTTTAATTATGTTTAATTTATTCAAGTTTAGTAATTGCGATGACGATTTTGTTATCTCTAATTTTTATGGGCTAAGTTCACCAAGCGAGGAAAGCAAAAAGCAACACGCTAAAAAAGTGAAAGCAGTCATTGAGGCAATGGGTAATAAATACTGTTTAAGCAAAAATGTGAAAAAGGGTTCTCATTTACTTAAATAAATACACCTAGGATTAATTTTAAGGGGTTTTTTAGCCCCTTTCTTTTAATTTTGATATCAACACATGGGGGATAACATGGAAATTGAATCAGCAAGCAAAAATGAATTAGATTTAAATTGGCGATGGAAGGATAGAAGCAATAATTTTTACTATCCCAAAGACATGGAAACTAAGCACTTATTTTTTACTTTACGCATGATATGGAATCACACAATGCCAGTAAAGACAGGCAAATATACGCTTTACAGGTTCGGTGATTTTTACACAAAGAAATATATGCTTGAAGCCGTCAAACACTTGGCGATTGAATTATCTAAGCGTAAAGACTTAGAGCCTTCATGGCAGATGCAACTTAGATTTATGGTCAATTGGCTTTCAACTAATCAGGTGGGCTTTGATGGGTTTAAATTCCTTTTGCCTAAAAATTAAGCAATGCTATATATGCTATATGGATATGTAGAAATATAAGAATAGAAGTATTAATAAAACGTAAGTTTTATTTATATATATTAATACATATACGATATGGGTATGGAAAATAAAGTTATCCACATTCTATCCACAGGTTATCCACAGACTTATCCACAAAGCCGTTTATTTTGTTTACGCGCGGATAGGCAAAAAAAAGCCCCACCGAAGTGAGGCTAAAAAAATGCTAAGGAGCTCACTTATGACAATAAGCAAGTGCAGTAACTATGACCGAAAAAATAATGATTGACAATACAATTCTAATGCTCTACTGTAGAGCTTCCTATCAACAACTAACGAGGGAATAACATGAAGTTCTGTATAGACTGTACCCACTTGCGCGTTACTGTATGCACTAATCCACGCTTGACGTACGTTGATTTAGTCACGGGAGTAAACAAGCAGTATTACGCGGAAAATGCACGCGATTATGACCATTTATGCGGCAAGCAAGCTGAACACTTTGAGCAATTAGTTCCAGTTCCAATGCCAAATGAACCATTTTAAAAACTTATTACAACAAACCTAACGATAAAGGAAACTTATCATGGCTAATGATAGAAGTGATTTTGAACCAGCAGTAAGAAATAGCGCATGGTGGGCTAGTGACAGCCGCCAAGCAGTTAATGGCAAAGCAATTGAAGTGATTATGCAGAAGCAAGGCAAATTAGAAGCGCCTGATTTAAGTGGTATTGAGGCGGTACAAATGGGTCATGTGATGCAACCAATCATTGGTCAATTAGCACAAGAAAGACTAGGAATAGAATTAAAAGATGCGGACTATATGCTTACTCACCCCAATCATAGCTGGCTACGCAGTCACTTTGATTTTATTAGTGCTGATGGAAGCACGCTCGTTGAAGCAAAAAATTATAACGCTGGGGCTCGCAGTAAGTTTGACGTTGATGATTTACGCATACCACCAGCTGATTATGTTCAGATAGTTCATGAAGCCGCAGTTCACAATGTTGACAGAGTAGTGCTTGCTGTTCTGTTCGGCGGTCAAGAATTTCAGACGTTCGACTTCACAATCACAGAAGCTATGAAGGACGAAGTTATTAAGCAAATGGCTGTATTTTGGGGTCACGTTAATGCTCAGACATTGCCTGAACCTGAAACGATTGAGCAGACCAAGCTTTTGTACCCTATCGAGAATGGTTTACGGATGCTCGCTAATCAACAGATTGAGCAAGGTGTTATGGCGCTCAAAGAGATTAAAGAAGTCATCAAGCAATACGAAGATAAAGCAGACCAAATTGAAGCTAAGCTACGCGCAATCATGGGCGATAATAGTGAATTAGTTTCAGTGGATGGGCGCACGCTTATCTCATGGAAAAATAGCAAGCCAAGCAAGCGTTTCTCAGCTGATTTATTCAAAAGCGCGATGCCTGACATTTATGAACAATTTGTGGTGGAGCAAGCTGGCTCGCGCCGCTTTTTAGTGAAATGAGTACCCTTATGAGCATTTTGAATGAAGACAAAGCAGAATATGAAGCTATTTTGCTGGATTTATATATTGGACTAGCAATGCACGCAATTATTCCAATGATAGACAGTGAAGAAGCAGGGAAAAAGATGCCATTTGCGGCAGTAACAATGGCTAAACAACTTATGGAGGCTAGAAAAGCATGAGCACAATCACAATTACCATTACAGATGACGAAGCAAACGAAGCAGTCAATGTAAAACTAGAGATAGACCCACCAGCAATAGCAGGTGTTCCAATGACAGGCGCACAACAAGTCGCTGTTCACGCTATGCAAGCGATTAATTCTATTACGAGGGGGCAGACAAATGACTAGCCTAGTTCCAGTAAATGATATGAGCGTCATGGCTGAAAGCATTGTTAAGTCGGGTTTTTACGGCTTTAAAACAAAAGAACAGGTCATGGCAGTGATGTTGGTCGCACAAGCTGAGAATAAGCACCCAGCAACCGTTGTGCAAGAGTATGACATCATCCAAGGCAGACCAGCGCTAAAGAGCCAAGCTATTCTCGCGCGTTTCCAACTAGCTGGCGGCAAGGTTAAATGGAATGAAGTTTCTCGCACTAAATGTTCAGGCACGTTCACGCATGAAGCTGGCGGTTCAATTACTGTCGAATGGACAATTGACATGGCTAAGCAAGCTGGACTGTACCGCATGGGTTCAGGATGGGAAAAGTACCCAGAAGATATGCTTAGAGCTCGCGTAATTAGTCGCGCAGTACGTTCAATTTACCCAGCTTGTATTCTAGGTCACTACGCAGTAGAAGAGGTCATGGACTTTGACGTTAAACCAGCGCCAACTCCGATTAAAGACATGGGCGAAGTAGAGATTTTGAATGATGAGCCCGAAGAGCCAATGGGTATTCCGTTAAATATTCCTGATGGTGAAGGCGCAAAGGTTTACAGCCGCCATAACTCACTTGGCGAGTGGGTCGATGCCTATGCCGAGATTTGCGCTAAGATTTATGCGAGTGCAAAGATTAAGCTAGAAGAGAAAGACGAGCGTATTCATGCTATCCGTCACGCTAATGAAGAGTTTATTAGCACATGGGAAGCAGACGATATGATTAGACTTACTTCAGCTGTCGTTAAAGCCCGAAAAGACAATCTCAAGGCAGAATGATTATGAGAAAGTTATTAATCGCTATAGCATTATTAATAATTTCATTAACGGCTTATGCAAATTGCACAACTCATACCGTAACATCAGGAACAAGGATGGTCACTTGCACCACTTGTTGCGATGAAGAAGGTAATTGCAACACAGATTGTTTTTAAGGAGGAATAATGGCACAACATAAATGGCATAAAGAAATAAAAGCATGGGCTGATGGTGCTGAGATTGAACAGGCTGACATTAGAGAAAATGCAAATCCTAGATGGTATGAGGCTGATAGTCCACCTGATTGGGAAACTACATTTTATAAATACCGCATTAAACCACAGCCTAAAGAGCCACAGTATTTGTATGTGTATCATGGTAAAACATCATGTGGTGATATTGGAATATGGTTTGAAAAACAACAAGTGCCATATATTGAAGGCGGTTATGTAGGAAAAATTAAACTGGAGGATTAATAATGGCACAACACAATGCACAACCAGGAAAAGGCGTGTTGTTTACGCAGAAGGAAAAGAAAAACGATAGAGCACCCGACTTACGCGGACAGATTATGCTTTTAGAGGACGCAAAAGCTGGGGATATTATTAAAATTAGCGCTTGGGAAAGAACGACTGCAATGGGGAAGCTTATTAGCCTATCGCAAGACACTTGGAAACCTGACCGCAACCAAACTCAGTACCCTGTAGAAGTAAACAGTGGTAAGAATGAGGATGAAGTGCCGTGGTAATCACTTTAAATTTGCCTTATCCGCCTTCTATCAACTCCTATTGGCGTGCAAATGGTCATAGGCGCTTTATATCGAAGGAAGGACGCAAATTTAGAGAGGATGTAGTCGCTTATTTGCTAGAAAACCAAATTCCTAATCTTGGAACGATACCATTGCAAGTGACTATTGCTTTACGCCCACGCGATAAGCGTAAAACCGATATTGATAATCGTATTAAGGCTGTTTTAGACGCTTTAGAGAGTTTTGTCTTTGAAGACGATTGTCAGGTCGAAAAGCTAGTCGTTTTCCGCGCAGAACCAATAAAAGGCGGCAAATGCTTAGTAGTTATAGAACCCCACCAGCCAAAAGGTGAGCTAGCGCCCTGCTAGCCGTTAGGACGTATTGGGAGCATACGTTTTTGGCAGCTCCCACCTTACCTAGCGTTATAAAGGATAACGAAGATGCTACAACGAGTAATTGGTGAAGCGTACGAAACTGGATTTGTTACTGCGATAGAGCAAGTGCATGACAGACTTCTTGAACTTGAGCGTGATGATTATGGCAAGGTGACGCTTGTTGAGGTGCTTGATGTGGTTGATTCATTCATTAAAAAGGAACAGATGCAATGAAATACACAATTGGAGCAATATTAGCGGTTTTGGCGCTAAGCGCACAAGCAAAGCCGATTATGTACACATTAAACACAGGCGGAGGACGCATTGTGCTTACTGATGAAGAATGTAGGACTGGAACAGGGAAATTGGCTTATACCACGCACCCAACCAGCGCTACTCAATTAGGATGTTGGCTTGCAGATGATTTAGCCATTCATATTCAGTGGGAAGGCTCGGAACTGCGCTCTTACAACTATGACGGCTGGACTGTTTTAAACAACAAAAAGAAAAGCACTTTATAATCAAATACTTACCAAAAACATGAATTTTTTTTCGGAGGGGATGACGATATGAAAAAGACGCAAAAAGAAATGATTTTAGAGCATTTAGAGGCTGGATTGCCGATTGACGCAAAATACGCGCTAGATGCTTTTGGGGTGATGAGATTGGCGGCTTGTGTGTTTGATTTACGCACGCAAGGCCATAATATTATTTCGGAACGCAAGGCAGTCATTAACAGATACGGTGATGAATGTTTTGTTGCTAACTACAGATTGATTGGAGAAACTAAATGAACAAGCACCATATCTTTATAGCCACGCCAATGTACGGTGGAATGTGTGCTGGCTACTACACTCAAGCAATGCTAACGCTTCAAAATCAAGCGCAAAAGGTTGGGGTGACAGTAACATATAGCTTCATGTTTAATGAGAGCTTAATCACACGCGCACGCAACGCGCTAGTGCATAACTTCTTGAAGTCAGAAGCCACCCACATGATGTTCATTGATGCTGATATTAAATTTAATCCAGCAGACATATTCCCGATGCTTGAAGTCGATAAAGATATTATCTGTGGCATTTACCCTAAGAAAGAGATTAACTGGGCGGCTGTTCGTGCTGCTGTTGAACGTGGCGAGCCTGATGAGAAGCTTCAATTCAATACAGGAAGCTTTGTAGTCAACCTAGTAGGCTACGAAAACTCAGTGACCATCCCAGTCAATCAACCAGTAGAGATTTGGAACGGCGGCACTGGCTTCATGCTAATTAAACGTGAAGTGTTTGAGAAGCTTGCAGATAAAGTACCGACTTATAATAATGACGTACTAGACTTGGCTGGCACAATCAAAGCTGATGTGATTAAAGAATACTTTGCCACCAGCATAGAGGAAGGCACTAATCGTTTGCTATCAGAAGACTATCATTTCTGTATGCTATGGCGTAAGCATGGCGGTAAGGTTCATGCCGCACCGTGGGTTCAGCTAGGCCATGTAGGAACGTATGTATTTGATGGCAAGCTGTTGCAATCAGCGTAAAAATAAAGGGGATAGTATGTATGAAAGCATTTTTAGTTTCTCGATTGGGTTTTGGGTCGGGTTCATCTTCTACAAGTGGGCAAGAAAGCTCGACAAACAATACGAATACGACAGAGGATATTCAGATGGACTATGGCATGGTTACTGGAAGCATATCCTCGATACCTCAAGTAAAAAAGCTTGTAGTTCAGACGGCAATTAATAAATTATTTACTGACAACCATTTTAGTATTTGTACGTTAGATAAAGTAATGGATGTAATGAATATAAGTGAAAATACCGATGCTTATAAACAATTAAGAGCTTTGCATTGCGTTCATTATTCTGACATGACAAAAGAAATGAGGGATGTTTTGCCGCTGCTTGTTAATGAAGCTTTAAAAGTAGATACAATAAACATTGCTGCAACACAGGCATTAAAAGATATTGAGTTTTAAGATTTATGAGGGAACGTGGAACTTCTTTAAACGGTAGCTTCGTCCAACATTAGTACCTCACCATTTATAGGGAAAGCAAATGCTGGCAGCGCGTACGCAAGGCAATTGCACCAGTGCAGCGAGTACCTACCCTTATGGGGCGAACGTGGTTGTTTTATTAACCCTTGTGGAATTTAGCACTCAACTCTGGAACTGCTAGTAGCCCCACCACTTACCTTCTACAGCCCCACCTTCTAAGTGAAGCGGCTTTTCGTGTTGGCCTTCCTTTACTGTCACGCATAGGGCCTGGCATACCAGACATACGCGCACAAAAGGATTTCTTTCTAGCGGCATCACGCTTAGTCTTAGGGTTTGGAGCTGGCGCTTTTAGATTGCTTCCAGTCTCTCGGTTATATTTCGCGCGACCTTTAGCAGTAAGACCAGCCCCTTGTGATGTAGGTAGCTTTTCACCACGCTTGATTGATAAGCTAGTAGCCATGCTGTCTATCGTTTGCTTTTACGAGCAGAACCTTTAGCCTTACGTTTCATGCGTGACGCTTCAGACAATGCAATAGCAATGCCTTGTTTTGGATTGGTAACTACTGGGCCACCTTTACCAGAATGGAGCTCACCTTTTTTAAACTCACGCATTACTTTTGCGATTTTAGTTTCTTTTTTCATTACTTATCCTTTGTTACCATGCCGATAAGACCAGCAATGCCAACCCCAACAGTTGTAATCTGTGTGTATAAAGCTGGCTCAACATAGATGCCTAAAGCTGTTAAGAATAAAGAAATGCCGCGCCATGATGATGGTTCTTTGCTACGTTCTAAGATGAAATTAAACATTGTTATCTCCTATGCTTCGTTAGTGCTAAGTTTTACTTTAGCAGTTGTAACAGGTAAATAAAACTTTTGCGGCACTGCCTTTTCATTAGGCCAGCGATAGGCAATAGCTCTATTCGGGTCAAAAGCAGCAATGTTTACGCTATCCCCTTGGTTTCCACCAAGCACTAAAAGGTTGCCACTCTTATCTTGTCCTAAAAGGAAGCCCACATGACCGCCGCCAGTACGTTGAAACACTACAATACATCCAGCGCATGGTTTAGGTAATGCTTGACCCCATTTAGCCCAGTCTCTTGCACGATAATAAGTCTTAATGGTTGAGTAACCACAATTAGTCAAAACATAATTAACAAAAGCTCCGCACCAAGGCACTTTGCTATCGTCAGTACCAAGCCACTTGTCTTTCAATTGCCACAGCTTCAATATCCATGGGTTAGACTTGATGCCAACAATCTCTTTTTGGCCTATATGCTTGTAAGCTTCTTCAATCCAATTGAGACCTGGCTGATTACGCGTCATTACAAGCCTTCACCTGGGCAGACATAGCATACTGCATTGTTGTGTGGGCCAATCATTCGTGCATAAACTGTTTTAGTAGCACTGCATTGAGGGCCAGTAAACACTTTAGAAGTATATGGAGGAATGTAAACTACATTAGCAGGAGTTCCTTCGACTGGAATTGACGCTGTAATGTTAGCTGTTTGACCATACGCAACAAAAATGCCATTGTCTTTGTCTGGGTTAGATACATAGTATTGGTTTGACGGGCTTGAGGCAGTAATGGTGACAACATTGCCCTGCACATTAGCTGATGATGCAGTCATTACAACCAAAGCTCCCATTGGCTGAAAAGCAATATTATTAGCCATAATTAATTAACCTTTTTGCCTTTAAAATCGGTAGGTGATACGTTAGATTCACCGCTGCCACCGAAAACAAACATTGAACGGTAGCCGCCTGATGGGCATTTGCCTACGCCAGTTGCTACTTGTTTAACCGCGTCACTTGGAATTTGTGAGCGGATTGGCATAGCACATTTATCCTTCTTGTCTTGGTATTCCATCTTGTTTTCCTTCCTTGTTTTTTATCAGAAGATAACTAAAAACCGAGAACAACATAGTTGTCCCCAGTCTGATTAAATCTGGATGGGTAACAGTGTACCAAGCCAGTGTGAAACATAAAACTAATACAATAATAGTGAGCAGCCTATCAGATAAAATCTGTAAAGCTAAACGTACAAATTGCAAAACGACTTCGTTCATGTAAATATCCCCGTTGATTAATGACACTCACATACTAACCTTAATCGTCATCATCCGCAACAAAGCCACTGCCCCATTCATCATCCTGCATCTTCTGTTTGATGGCTTCCAGCTTCAATGCACGGTCAATCACCTTAGTCTTATCTGTAATACTAGCCATGCTATCGGCCATTACTTCTTTTAGTAAGCTTGATACGGCATCCTCAAGCGCAGGATTTATCCCCTTGTCCTTTTTTGCCATTAGCGTTTGCCTTTACGCATTGAACGCTTTTCTGAAGCACGTTTAGCATCTTGCATACGCAATTCACGCAAGTAGCGTTGAGCTTCTTTAGAGCCTTCTGCTTCGTTACGGCCAGCATCACGCTCAGCTTTAGTCATTTCCATGTCACTACGAGCTAACATTTCTGATTCCATTTTATTCTCCTGATAAACTTCTTGCGACTGATGATGTAGTACCACCACGAATGATAGATACCATTGTTAAGGCCGCCTCATTAGGCTCAAGCGTCATTCTTACTTGGTTAATACGTTTAGTAATGTTGTCCGCTTGTGCTGGTGAGATTAAGCCTGTATTTGATAATGCTGGTTTAATTGTACGCTCCCACTTATCAACAATAGTAGCTGGGTTTTCGCGTGAAAGCGTAATTTTCAATGACTGGTCGAAAGCACGCATCGCATTGGCATCCTCTTTTAATAGAGGAGCAATCTCTTCTAAGCGTTTAGTCTGTCCAGTAAGGATAAGCTTCTCAATCTCAGCTACAGGGTCTCCAGTCCCCAATAGTTTTTGAGCTTGCTTAGCACTAGCACTTAAAACTTTAGCTTGTGCTTGAGCTTCACCCATAATCTGTTTAGCTTGCTTACGAGATTCTTCTTCAATCTGTTTTGCTGATTTTGCAGCCTCTTTTTGTGTTGCCGCAGCTTCTTTCTGTGCTACTCCAGGAAGAGCTTTAACTTCTGTACGCAATGATTGAGCCAGCGTTGTAGATTTAGGCGCTACGCTCTCACCACGCTTCAATGCAGCCGTATGAGCAGCTACATTACGCTCTAGGTTAGGGAATAAGCTAATCCATTCTTTATTGTCGAACAGATATTTCTCTGCAAACTTAGCGTCCTTGTCTTTAAGTACGCGAGCCACATGATTTGATGCTTGTTGCTCTACATAAGCAGGGTCACGCACCAAAGTGATTAAGTCTTGAACCTTCTTGCGGCTTGAGAAAAACTCATTAGGCAAGCCAGATGGGTCATAGGTTAAATACTCAGGGTTTAAGCGGTCAGTCTTAGTAAGCTTAGCACCAGTAGGAATACCAAGTTCATTGACTGCGCCTTTGCCTTCTGCATAGTTTTTAAGCACGCTGTCATAAGCATTGTCTGTGTACTCAGTTTGGATTTTACGGATTTTTCCGTATAAATCTCTAGCTTGGTCTTTCAATAAGCCGTCATAGCCTTCAACTGCCTTGCCATCAAACACTTCGCCTAACTTGCGGCGTACATGGTCAAGCGCTTCAAAGCTTGTTGGCACTTTACGATAGACTGGCGTACCGTCTTGGCTAACCCCGATTAAAATCTCTTGGTCGTTAATGGCTTTACGGATATTTTCGTAAACATTTTTTTGTTGCGCTTCTGTCACTGGAGCGAATTGCGCTTCCTTACCAAACCTACCGCGTAAAAGCTTGCTATCAATAAAGTCACGGAGCTCAGCAAAAGCTTGAGTATTCTTAACGCCAATGCCTTGGCTTTCTTTTTGACGCACAATGTCATCCACAGCCTTACGAGCTTGTGTGTATTGGCTTGATAGGGCTTGCTCTTCAGATGATAAGTTAGCTACAACACGCTGTTGTAAGCTTCCGCCGATTTCAGCGTTGGTCACATTGAAGTTACCAATAGACTGTAGTGTTTGTCCTGGCGCAGCTGTTACTTTACGAGCAGCACTTTCAGCACGGCGAGCAATGCCTAGCTTCTTAGCAACATCATCTACAGACTGGTCAATGATTCTACGAGCAGCAGCATCACCTTCATCTAAAACTAGCTTGGCTCTAGCCTTATCAGTAGTAACTAATTGATTAGCCCTCTGTGTAGCATCAGCAAGGATTTTATCTGCTTGCTGTTGAGCTGCGGATATTCTACCGATAGCTGCATCTTGTGTGGCTTGGTCTTTAGACTGTAAAAACTTAAATACTTCACGGTATGAATCAGTATTGGAAGCTTCTAAGCGTTGAGACGCACGGTTGCTTTGTAGCAACTCATTTACTGGAGTTCTATTGCGGAAGTTAGCAAGCTCACGGGCAGCTGCATCAGCATACTCACCTTGAGAGCCACTCTTTTGACGGAAATAAGCAACTACGTTGTGCATCAATGGAGCTCTAAGCACTACGCTTTTAGCTACAGCACCAGCAGCAGGAGCGCCAAAGCCAACAACATTCTCTACAAGCTCACCGCGAGGCATTGTACGTCCAGTTCCAGGGATAGCCACTGGAGTTTCTTTTCCTGGAGTTAATTCACCAGCTAACTTAGAACCACCAGCTAATAGCGCAGAAGTAGCAGCAGTTCCTAAACGTGCTCCACGGGCAGCTTGACCAGCAGTAAGCAATGCTGGAGCTAAAGGAGCTGTTAATGGAAATGGAGCAGCAGCAATGCCAAGTCCAGTCAAAATCTCAGGAGTAAACGCACCAATAGCACCACCAATACCAGTAGCTTTTAGTGTTTCACCAGCAATTTGACTGCCAGACTTACGACCACCAGAGTAAGTAGAGACGTAATCGCCTTCACCCTCACCCATTTTCTTAAATCCGTAGTTACCACCAGAATCTTTGATACTTCCAGTAGGTTTAAACTTAGGAGGAGCACCAACATCTACAGTCGGAGCAACAATCGTTTCAGACGCAGCTGGAGCTTCTTGAGAAATAGGAGCGTCCCCTAATGTAGCTTGTGGTTTAAATGCCATAATTACTCCCAGATACCCACTTCTTTTCCAATAATAATTTGCTGGCCTTTTTGAATTTTTCCTTTATTAAAGGCCGCTTGAGCTTCTTCATTAGTTTTAAATCTTGGAGTAGAACCGTATAGAACAAGGTCTCTCTCAAAGCGGTCATTGTTTACTGAATTTTTAATCAATGAACCAACTTTGTCATCAAGCAATTGTTTGCCGCCACCACGAATAACGCGAGTTACGTCTTGAACATCGTATGGAATAAGTTTGTTTACTTGGTCTTTAACACCAGCAACTTGTCTCATCATTTCTGGATTGCCGCCAGCCATAGCCAAATCTTTCTCAGCTAGGTTTACAGTTTGTTTCAATTGAGCAAGCCATAGATAGGTTGAGATTAATGAATCACCAGCTTTAGGTTGTTGCTTACCAATCTCAGCAAACATCTCACCAGTAGCCGCACCTGGACGGCCTTGCGTCATTACGATTGTTTCAGCTCTTGATGCACCAGCAGCCATTTGCTGGAATACACGGGCTTCAGCTTCAGTAATTTGACGGCCAGCATTAGCCACAACTGCTTCGGTCACACCAGCGGAAGGATTGGTTAATACATTATCAAGCACTGGAGGACGAGCAAAGATAGGTGCAGAAGCTAGGTTGCTAATCTCAATACCAAGCGCGTTGACTGCGCCAGTCATACCAATGTTGTAACGGTTTTGAATAGCGCCGACACCGCCAGCAGCGGCACTTGGAGTACCAACTTTAGATACGATTGATACGCCTTCAGGCAATTGTTTTTCAATTGGCATGATTTTATTGATAGCGTAAGCTTTTCCGTCAGAGCCAAGGTATAGGTCAGTAGCGCTGATGACATTGCCTTGAGCTTTAATGCCAATCTCTTGTTGTTTGATTTTACGGTCTTCCATCTTGTCAGCAGCAGACTGTAAATCAGTTCCTACTTGATTCCAAAACTTAACAGTTTCCCCCAATCCTTGAAGACGAGCTTTTTCACGCAAAATAGGGCTACCAGCTTTAGCAATAGCTACATCAGCGACAGCCATCGCTTTATCTCTATCAGTAGAAGACAATTGCAATGCAAGATTTAAGTCTTTTGCAATTTCCTCATGCTTGATTTGCATGGTCTTAAAATCTTTTTCAAACTGTGCTTTTTCACGGGTAAATAAATCAGCACGACCTTCACGATAACCTTTCATCATGCCTGTCATTGATTTTAAAGCCCCTAGAGAAGCATTTTTACCGCTTGCACCCATCGCAGTACCAATCGTTCCAACAACGCTAAATAACGTCATTAAATCGCTTGCATTGTCTTGTGTAGGATGAAACTCAGGAAACGGCATTGATTCTTTTTTGGTCTTATACTCGCCCATTAAGTTCTGTTGAGTAGTGCCGTAGTCTTCTATTGCCTTTAGCTTCTGCTCAGCACCAGTCACTTGAAGGCCAGCTTCTTGCTCAGCAAGTTTTTCAGCGCCAGTTCTTTGTTGCTCAAAGCCCATTAAAGAAGCTTCTTTTGCTTGTGCTGGAGTTTTTACTTGTGCATATTGCTCACGAATAGGAAGCGTAGAGAAATCAGTTCCTAACGCTTTTGAGGTCTGGGCGGTTGGTGCTTGAGATAATTCAGCCATAATTTAGTTACCTTCTAATAACTATTTGTGGTGATGCGCCAGTAGCACTAGGCATACCACCAAGGATTTGAGCCATTTGTGTGAAGAAATCTTGGTTAGCTTGGTTAATAGCTTGGTCTGCTTGCATACCAGTTCTAATCGCGCCTAATGCAACATTATCTGCAATTGAGCTAATTTTCAAGCCCAAGTCATATTGTTGTGCAAGCATTTGTTGACGTAAGTTTTCCACTTGCATTTGAGCTTGCTGTGTACCAGCACCACCACGGCCTTGAATGTCTTGTGCAAGTCTAGCTTGAGCAGCCTGAACAGCTTGTTGGTTTTGTGGAGTTAATTCGCCACGCATTGCAGCATTAGTAAGCTCAGCACCTCTAGTACGGTAAGGGGCAGCTAAAGCTTCCATTTCTTTCTTAGCAGCTTGACCTTCTTTTCTAGCGGCACGACCAGTAACTAAACCAGATAAGCCAACAGCACCAGCTAAGCCAAGTTTTTTCAATGTTTCTTCTGACAAGCCAGTAACACTTTTTAACTTTTCTAAAGCTTGAGTAGCTAATCCTGGCCCTTCTTTACCAGTGGCAGCAAGTTCTGGGCTTGCAGCACGTTGCATTGCAGCCTGTTCAGCTTGAGCGCCTTGATACAATGGCGTAGCAGTTCCTTCGCCACCAGCTCTACCAGTAAAGTCAGTAAAGCTGTAGCCATCACCATAGCCAGTAGAAGCGCTTGGGAGATAATCACCAGCAGTAAAGTCACCGCCATAATTAGATTCTGGACGGCCAGCCGTGTACATTGGTGTGTAATCATCAGGGCTATAACCACCACCAGTGTAGTAATCAGATGATGATGACAAGCTTGTTGTTGGCGTATAGTCTGGAGCAGCTTGATATGAAGGGGCTTCATAGTTATAGCCAGCCATGTAGCTATCAGCACCGTAGTCTTCATAAAACTCAGGGAGACCAGTAGCAGGGTTAATTGTGCCAGCTCCGCCCTCTTCCATAAGCTCTTCAGCTTCTTTTGGCGTAATGTGAGCAAGTATCGTATCGCCTTTGCGACCTTTACTTTGTAGAATTTGAGCCAATGCCTTCAAATCAAGGTTTGACATAGCATTAGTTTTTAAAAGCTTTTCAAGATTAGCCATCGTTAGCTCCCAGTCTCGTCTTTATAACGTAATGATTCAGTGTTCCATACATTTTGTTGCTTGCCACCAGCAGGGCCAAATAACGGAGTACCTGGGTCAGCAACACGCAACGCTTGTGCTAGTGCAGCAGTTCCAGCGCCAACATTTCCTTGTCCAGTAAATGTTGCTGTTGAGGCAGGAAGTCCACCGCCACCAGCCGCAGCTCCGCTAGGAATTAATCCTAGGATTTCAGCTAACTGCCCACTAATTGTTTGTTCTGCTACTTGTTTACCGCCTTCAGCTATTGTTTGACCAACATCTGTCTCAAAGAAGCTAGGCTGATACGTCATGCTTGGCATTGTATCGTATGTCATTGTACCGTAAGGTGAAGTCGCTGACACTGTTTCTGTAGTTCCAAATGGTGATGTAGGAATTTGTTGTCCTGGACTAAATCCACCGCTAGTTCTAGTTCCAGTAACATTAGTTCCTTCACCAAATCCTTTTAATGCTTCTGAGCCACCTGCAATCAAACCAGCTGTACCCCCAGCCACTAAACCACTCTTCAATGCTGTTTCAATATCACCAGTTTGAATAAATGCTCCAGTAGCACCACCAGCAGCTCCACCAGCAGCAGAGCCAGCAACCTTGCCAAACTCCTTACCAACAGACCCAGCAACTTTTCCGCCAACATAAGTGCCAAACCCAGCAGCGCCAGCAGATTTTAGTACGTCACCTAAGTCACCACCTTGAGCTAATGTTGTTGCTCCAGAAATAGTCGCAGCAGCTACAGGCGTAGCTAATGCAGCAGGAACACCAGCAGCAGCAAAAGCAGGAGCAGCATAAGGCGCAGCAACAATCGCTACAGCAGCAAGAGGATTATCTGCAACTGCTTCAACTACATCACCAACAGCTTCAACAGCCCCACTAATTGCATCCCCAATTGCGTCAGCTATTCCACCCATTATTTAGCTCCTTTTGTAAGTTCACCGCGAGTAGGGCCAAGTTTAATTGTGCCTAAAAATCCTTTTGTGGCCTTTTTAATGTTGTAGCCCATTTCAGGGTTAGGAGGATTTTTTGAAATTGCACGGAAAATATTAGCAATTGTCGGGTCATAGAATTGTGTGATTAAAACATCATAGCCCATGTTGTAAGCCGCTTTTACAAACTCAATACTGTTCTGTAGGTAATTGAAGTTAGTGTCTGCGTTTAGTGCGCGAAAAATACCTTTTCTATCGTTATCGTAATGGATGATAAAAAGAGTATTGCCTTGACGTAAGAATTGAGTGCCAGGAATTTCTAATTCACGGGCAATTGAATTGCGTACTTGGTCAAAAGAATAAGGGGAATTGGTATTTATTGCTGCCTTTTGAATAATGTCATCAACAGACAACTCTAATTTTTTGCTATCAACTAAATCAGCCATGTTAGACCCTTGTGTCAAATACCGCTGCTGCGTATATATTCCCCATTCCAGCGGCTAAACTTAAAACGCACCCATCAGGAACATCACTTTTCTCAGATAAGAATATCTCATCATGTTCAGTTCTGTTCAATATCTCAGGAACGTAACCTTTTTCCATATCGTCAAATAACATTAACGATTCAAGCAATCCACTAGCACCCATTGTATGACCAATTCTTTGCTTGTAAGAAGTAGCCACAAAGTTACCTAATGATGCCAATAAAGCGTTTCTTTCGCTATTGTTGTTAGACTTAGTTCCAGTACCATGCGCCTTAACAATCTTAATTTCTTTAGGATGCACGCTAGAAGCAAATAAAGCACCCTCAATAGCTTTCTTAAATCCTTCACCGTCTTCACGTTGGCCAATGGCGTTTGTTGCATTTTCGCTACAAGCCCAAGCGCCTTTAAGTTCAGCAATCGGCTTGTTAGTCAAAATATGCTCTGCTTCAAATACTGCTAGAGCTGCGCCTTGTCCAACATAAAAACCGTAATTTGTTTTATCAAAAGCTGAAGGCTTAATTGTTTTAGCTTCCTCTTCTGACAAAATCGCTTTAGATTCACCAAAGAAGTCTAATGTTGAATTAGCCACTTGGTCTTCTACAGCAAGCACAATCACACGATTGTAGCCATAATTCTTAATCAGTGTTTGCACATCCATCAGCACTTTAAGGCCAGAAGCACACGCTGAGCTATCAGTCGTTACCATGCCATCTACGCCAAAAGACTGCGCCACTCGTCCTGCATACACTTGAGTAAGTGAAAACGGCAAAAACTTATAAACGTAGCTCAATCTGGTTGGCTTAACATTCCGAGGATTAATCCCTGCAAAATTTGCATTACCAGCGGCTAGAATAAATGCCGTCTTACCAACTCCATCTTCTCTTAACTTAGTCGCTAATTCAGCGTCAAGCACCTTATCTGCTACTAAGTGAGGAACATAAAACATTCCTGTATTTACTCGCTTGTACGTCTCAGGAAACCAATGTACGGTTTGAGGAAACGCTAAATCATCTAAAAACTCTGTATATTCTGTTGCTGCTTTTCTTGCATGGGTCAGAAAAATTCTCATTTTATCTGCTCCAAAGCATCCTCAAGGCTGCTAGGTTCTTTAGTTTTATGAGCTTCAATGAAATCATAAATTTCTTGCGGCGTTGTCGGCAGCATTGTCTTAGCGACTTCTTCTTCAATTCCATATAGCTCACTATAGTAAACACAGATTAAAAGTACATCTAAACTGTCTAATCCGTTGTCAACAAACTTAGTATCAAGGCTTTCTATCGGTGTGTACGACAGATAAGCTGGTTTCGCTACACGCGCAATCGCGTGGAATAATTCCAATTTGTCCATTTTTATCCCCAAAAATAGTTATGTTAGAGCTAATGCCGCAGCGATTTGTTGATGGATATACAAGTGTGACGCTACCCAATCATAAAAATCTTCTTCAACATTCCAGTCAGTATCTAACAAATTGAAGGGATTGTTAAGCTCTAATAATGCTGCAAATGCCTGATGCTCTACTTGATGCGCCAATAACCAATCATCTAAATTATTTACGTTAGCGTCAATCAATGGAAAAGACGGCACTGTAATGCCGTTATCCATAAATACTTGCTGAAATAAGTTATGCTGCAACCCGTTCTCAAAGAGAAACTCCCCTAGAGAATCTACATCGCCAAACTTAACAATGCTAAGCGTGGCCATGTCCATTATTTATCAGCCTTCTTTTCTAACTTATCAAATATCTTTCCGAGCATACCTTTTATCTCGTTGATGTCATCTCGGTAATCATCTTTGCGTAAAAAGTCTGTGTGAATTTCTTGGTTCAAATCCTTCACATCTTTTTTTAAGTCGCTAATAGCATCCCAAATCACTTTCAACATCCATCCACCAAGCGCACCAGACGCGGTGATAATCATGTTAAACAATTGCTGGTTCTCCATTGCTACTCCGCATAGTAAGGCACTTTAACAACAGTACCGTTTAAGTTAAGTCTTAAATATCCAGCTGGAACGAGCGGCAAACTAGCAGTCGGCATAGACGCTGTGCTTGAAGTAGTCGTTACGGCATTAACTAGATTGATTGATACGTTGCCTCCAGTAATTGTTACGTTATTGGAGTTTTGAGTGGCCATTGAGCCAAGGCCAGTGACGTTAGCAGAAGGAACATTTGCCAGGCTGATTGTTACGTTACCAGTCAGTGCACCGCCACCAGATAATAAACCGCCAGCAAGTACGTTTACTGTGTTTGGAACAGCTCCAGGTACGTTAGCGACAGGAACGGAAGTCAAAGAGATTGTGACGTTGCTTGTTAGCGCACCACCGCCGCTGAGCAAACCACCAGCTAAGACGTTAATAGTATTTGGCACAGCGCCAGGAACATTAGCTACAGGAACAGAAGTAAGGTCAATTGTGACGTTACCAGTTAAAGCGCCACCACCACTTAATAATCCGCTTGTTAATACATTGACAGTGTTAGGCACAGCACCAGCAATATTAGCTACGCCAAGCACTACAACGCCTGTTTGTCCATTGACTGATACTACAAGGTCAGACTGGTCAATCTTTTGCCATACAGAGCCGTTAAACAAAGCCCAGTCGTTTACTTGCCAGTCTGAAACTCCGTCAAGATTTGTCGTTCCTGCAACAGAAACAACATAGTAATGATTTTGTACGCCAACCCCAGATGCTAATGTAGGGGTGTTAGTGCTTGCGTTCCATGTACCTTGATATGAGAGCTGACCAGTTGAGCCCCCAACACCACCCGCTACTTTTAACATAATTTATACCTCATTCGGAATGTTATGTATTTCATTGTGATGATTTACGCATAACCAACTTACAACTAATCTCATGTCTTCGGCATAAGATGGATGATGCGCTACAGTATTTAAATCTCCACAAATCCAACACGGTTCTTTTATTAATTTTCCAGCTTTAATTGCGTATCTAACTGCATTTTTAGCAGCTAACCTAGCTTTTCCTTTTTCTGTAGAAAATCTACTTTCATCGTATTTTTTTCTACAAAGCTTTCCTTTTTCAGTTAGCTTATAACGCTCTTGTCGTATTTTTTTCTTTCCAGACGCTCTAGCGTTTACAGCTTCTTTTTTTCTAGCCGCAATTCCTGCATCTGTTTTTCTGTATAAAACAGTTTGCATATAACGACATGACTTGCACTTAGCATAACCTTTATAAAATTCTGTCAAAGGTTTTTCTATACTACAAATGTTACATTTTTTCATATAACCTCCTATTAAAAGAGGTTGCATTATATCACATTTAACTCACATGACGGTCTACAAACCATCTCCAGGGGTGATGTAGATATTTGCAGTTCCGCTTGAAGTAACGCCAGTAAAGTAGGCATTAGGTACAAACGATAAAATTTCATCTGTATTTGGCAAAATTGGCAAACTATTTTGTGAGCTAGTAACTAGCACAGCGTTGTTAGTTGCATCACTAGAAGTTGAGCCATAGCCTAAAAATACAGTTACAGTTCCAGTATTAATAATACGGTACTGATTGCCGCCAAGTGTAGTTGATGGGCATTGCACTGCTGCTGGAGCTGTAGAAGCAGCCAAAAACGTCACAGTGTTGCCAAGTTTAGTAAAGGCATTGATACCCATTATTTTGCTCCTTCCACTGGAGTTGCAGCCGCAGCAGCTTCTAATTCAGCAGCTACCGTGTCTGGGTCTTTAGGCCAGTTAATTGTGTTCATCACTAACTCAACGCCATTGTTATCAGTAGCAGCTTCAATTGCTGATACAGAGCTTGTTGCTGTTGTACGGACAGAAGCCCTCCAGCTATTCCATGCAGTAGGCACAGGAGTGCTAGTTTCAAACGCTTTAACGACCATCCAGTCTGTTGGGAATAGGATGCTATAGGCAGTGCTATTTACTTGGCTTATAGCCCATGTTTTAACACTTGTTAAATCTTTTGGTGTGCCAGTGTAAGTAAGTGTAGCTTTATCTAAAACTTCACCAGTCCAGTAGTATTGTGGATTAAATGGCTGATTAGTTGCCACTACTTCCTCAAGCCCAAGCGCTGCTTTCTGTTCAGGAGTAGATAAGTTTAACCAATTAGAAGGATATTCAACGCCACGAATAGTGAATTGTTGTCCTTCATTGATATATTGTCCGTCTAATGTGCAATAAAACATAATTTTTCCTTATCGTGCGTTAGCTTGTGCAAAAGGGTTTTCAGCAAAACAGGCGTAGATATAAGTAGCGCCATTCCCATTATATACATCTGATGATGAACGCAACTTAAAGCCATTACTCAATATATCAAATTGAGCTCCAGGTTCATTGTTGTCTTCTACATTTGCATTATTTGGAAATAATGCTTTACCTGCTATATTATAAGTGCTGCGTGTTGTATCGTGAATTGCCCAGTTTGCATTTGTTGCGCTATCTGTTCTTTTAGTCATCACAAACTTAGGTCTAAATCCTGTATACACAAAAATACCATCAGAACTGCCATTACCTGTATATGAACTAAATTTAGAAAATCCAGCAATTTCAGAGAAGCAGTAGGCAACGTAGGTGGAGCCATTAGCATTGACGTTATTAACAGTAGATGAACCTGCTGTAAATTGAAACGTAGCAGATGTATTTGTGCTTTGATACCCCAAAGAACCGTTAGTACCACCACCACTAGAAGCAGCATCAGTTAAATTTAAATCTATCCATTGATTTGGAATACCAACATGGTTTACTTTCCATGCCCCAGTTGCGCTTCTGCATTTATGAATAACCATCTTTGGTGCTACGCCAAGCCCATGACCAACAGTTGCGCTAGATACGCCATTACCTGTATAAGTCACCACACTCACACCAGCAGTAGGATTAGCCCTTACCTGTGATGAGATAGTACCGTTAGTGTTGGTTACAGTAGATGAGCCAGCATCCCATTGCCAGCCTACATAAGTATCAGAAGCAATATTCCATCCATAATATGAAGCACCAGTAGAATCAGCACCAAGAGTAAAACCATTAGAATTAAATGCAGTAACGCTAGTCTTTCCTGTGTATTCTGCATCAACGACATTAGATGATAATGTTGCGCCTGTACCACGAACAGTATCAGCAAGCATATGCCATTGTGCTGAAACACCACCGCCACGCTTTTTAAGCCATACTAAATCAGGGCTAAATCCACCAGCATTAGTAATTGTTTGTGTTGCACCTGTACCAGTATATAGCGTTGCATCCATATACTGGTTTCCCTGCTTAATCGTAGCAGCAGGAAGGTTAGCTGTGCATAGTGCTTTAAACCCTGTAGGTGGAGTGTAAGCGAATGAGCGTTGACCGAAGTTAGCTGATGCAGTAGTGGAACTTGCACCGCTACCATGCAATACTGCAAAGTAATAATCTAGTCCTGCTGTAAGGCTATATCCAGCAGTAGTTGGATTACCTGTACCTTGCCAAGTATTGTTTTTAGCAAACCATATCTTAGCTGGTGAAACTGTTGTGTCAACAGCAATACCAATTACATCGCCATTGGTGTAACTAGAAAAACCAGCAGTTTGAGCTGCTCCTTCAATCTTATATTCGCCATTAGCAAAATAAGTTGCTCCTGCTGCTGTGTTATATCCTTCTAATGGATAAGCAGTAGCTTGCTTTACACCAACGCCACCATTGCCGTTTGCATCTTGGATGGTTGTTTCAAAGTAATATTTACCACTTGTAAGAAGTATGCTTCCTACGTTGGTTCTAACTGCACCATTTCTAGTCAAATTAGCATTAATTAAATTTGTGGTATTGGCAGTAGTTGGATTAAATACGCAATAGTTAGATGCTGGCTGTGTATTTGCTACACCACCGTTACCGCTAGGCACATCAACCATCCAGCAATCACTTACACCAGCACTGCGAGTAAAGTTGTTTAGTGTCCAGTTGTTACCGTTACCACTTGAATCAGCACCTAGCGTTGTTGTGCTTGTGCCGTTAGTAAACTTCAAGAAAAAGCCGTTAGTGCCGTATGAGCCAGAATAAGACTTAGCTATCCATTGTCCAGTAGTAGCGTCTGTTTGACCAAATGATGATGGAGTAAGGGCTTGGTTGTCAATAAAGTTATATTCAGCTAAATACCCATCAAAAGTTCCAGTAGAAGGTCTGCCAATGTTTTGTGCAGTTGTATTGTTTAACTGAAAGTTATAATTTAATGACGGATAAGTTGCAGTTGATAATGCCGTTACTTGTGAACCATTAACATAAATCTTTACACGATTTGATGCTGTTGCTTGTGTTGTATCAACAGAAATAACTAAATGATACCAAGCAGAAGGGTCACGATAAACTGGTGTCGTAATTAATTCACATGAAGCGACACTAGCATCAACAGATGTTATTGTAATGCCATTGCTAGCAGTCCAAGATATTTGTGAGAAGTTGCCACCGCCAGAATTAACAAAATACATTTCTTGACCAGCAGATAAAGTTCCGCGCTTTGCCCAAAAGCTAAATGTAAACTTTTGTCTATTGCCAGCACTTGCAGGAGTTCTTGCTAAATACTGACTACTTGCACTTTGAAAGCGCAAAGAATTAGAGATTGGATAACCGCTTGCTCCAGCTCCAGTTTTAGATGCGCTAAACATTAGAAATTCTGCCCAAAAATAGCGCCATAAGTATTAGTTCCGTCTTGGTAGAAATTGAAAATATCAATTTTACCAGTAGCACTTGTTGGCGTTGGCGTTGTACCAGCAGCCCATTTCAATGTAGAGCCACCAGCCCATGTCAATGTATCAGCAGCAGCGTATGACACTAAAATAGTGAAGCTCTTGCCTGATACGCTTGATGGAAGCGTAATTGTTGTTGCACCGCTTGTTGTAATCTTTTGTACTGTGCCGTTAGTTAAGGCTACAGTTGTATTGCCAGTCGCAGTGTATAAAGTCTCTGTGTAATTAGTTGCTGTCATGTTGACTAGCGTTAAGTTACCTAGAGAAGTTGTGGTGTTACCGAGATAAACAGTGGTGTTCCCTAGTGTAATCCCAGTAGCAAAGTTAGCGTCCAGCTGTGACAGCGGAATAGTCGATGTTGCCGATGCAAAGGTATATGGAACAGCCATGTTAGAACCTCACTCTCAATTCATGTTCAAATTCAAATCCGTTAATAACATAATTTGTACTTGTTGATGTTACTGTTAAGCCCAAGTATTTACCCCATTGTTGAGCATCTGTTTTGTACAAAGTATAACCTAAACCACCAGCCCAACCAATTGTTATTCCAGAGTTATTACTCCAAGCAATAGTCGTTCCAGCAATATTAATCCAAGAAATAGTATTACTCAAAGTATAAATTGGACTTTGATTGGTTTCTGAATCTACTGTGACATCTAAAACTGAACCTCCGTCACTTAAAGTAGCTTCAATAGCAAATTTAAGCGCTTGTTTTGTGCGGATAGGGTCTCCCATCGGCATAAGCGCTGTTTGAACCATTGTGTTAATGCTTGCGTTTGGATTGTCGTAAAACTGCACAAGGTTTGTGCCATTAGAACCATAAAGCTTAATTTTTCCATCCACAGGGATTGATACAATTGTTTTAATATCGTTCCCTTGGCTGGTGAAGAACCATTTTTTCTCAAAGAAAATGGCTTGGATATAGCGATAAGTACCATTATCGTCATATCTAAAATTAAACGCGGCGCAAAGAATATTATTGATTAAAACCTGGCCAGCAGTAATAGCAGTAGTATCAAAATCAATATTTTCAAATACTCCATCTAATGGGTCTGATAATTTGCTGGTGGTAGAACCAACAAGCGCATACACCCCAAAGTCATTCATAAATAAAACTGAACGGAAATAAGGGAAAATCGCATAATCTAGCTTAGAACCGACAGAAGCCGAGATATTGGTATTAGTAAACAGCGTTGTGCCAGTGTTTGTTACGCGAACGTCTGAGAATACGTTGATGCTATCTTCACCAAAAATATACAGGAAGTTGTTTGCAGATAGAATCTGAACAATGTTTCCACGCAATGTGCTATCAGTTAAAACAATTGTGCCAGCTGAAACTGTTACAAAGTCGGTAGCTGAGCCAGCTGCGCTGTAAGAAATGTTACGTCCATTTGCAATCCATACACGGCCTGAGAATGATGCAATCCCAGTATTAGGCTGGTCATTCACAATGCCTTTAACAGCAGCGTTTGAACCGCCACCGCCAGTAATCGTAATGGTTAAATTGGCTACGTTTGTATATCCACTGCCAGGATTAGTAATCACTACCCCAGTAATTTGCCCACCAGAGAGAACAGCAGTCGCAGCAGCATTTGTGCCGCCCCCACCACTAATAGTGACAACAGTATTAGCGGCGTTAGTATAACCAGTGCCGCCATTTGTAACCAAGGCCGAAACCGTACCCGTACGGAAGTCCACAATACCTGCAATCGCTGTAGCACCAGAGCCACCTCCACCAGAAAATGAAATAGTCGGAGCGACTGTATAGCCAGAGCCAGCTTCCGTCAAAGAAATGCTTGTGACTACGTTTGCAGTGATTGAGCACGTTGCAGTAGCCTGAACGCCATTAGCATCATTTGGAGCGCTTATAGTGATAGTTGGCGCTGAAGTGTACCCAGAGCCTCCAGCAGTGATAAAAATCGCGCCTACAGAGCCTACAGACACTAAGCTAGTGCCATCCCATGTAAAGTAGCCTTTAACTTCATCAAGAATTAAAGCTTGCGTGTTTTTCCATTGGCTAACATTAATGCCGCTTGTAGAAAAGAATCCAGGCGCAGCAATTGTGCCTTTAGTCTCAGTAACCACATCTACATACTCACAGCTACCATCAGCCTGAAAAGCAATTAAATAGTCGTTGTTATTAATATTGACTGCAAAAATTGCAAAAGCATCATCCGCAAAGGTAACGCCAGTATTTCTTGGAGCTTTAATAGATTTAAGGTTGCCGTAGCCGATTGGCATTAGATTTTCTAGCCAAGCAAACTCATTTTCATTAATGGCAGTACGGTTGGCTTTTGTATTAACGCCTTGAAACTGCTTAATTACTTGATAGGACTTTTTTTGCTCTATCGCGGCCATGTTTAATACCCATTGCCGTAAGCACTAGGAAGTCTTCGAGTGAATGTCGTTGACAACACTTGTTGGACAGCTTTGATATATTCCTGTTTAAAAATCTCAGCTTCACCGTAGCTTTGCTCTTTGTATTTAGCAATGTAAGCAGCGTAGAATTTGACGCAAGAAGAGTATGGCTCTTTAATCTCATCGACTTCAAGAGAAGTGACTAATGGAGTTGGTTGAACCACTGTGTCGAGCTCCATTGGATAAACTTGGTCTGGCACTGGAGCGATATAAATTTGGCCTTGTCCATAAACAGAGAACACGACAGGGCGGCCAATGTAGTTTTGCCAAAAACGCACATCAGCATTAAATTGTGACCAAGGCATATAGCGTAATGGAATACGGCTATTCCCCCAGTAAATGTTGATATTCAAAATATCTAAAGTGTACAAACTATCTGGCAAAGCAGCATAGTTGATAATCTCAACAGGGCCAGCATAAGTTAAGCCAACGCCACCGACAAAAAACTCAGTAGTTGGAGGGTATGCTAAACCAGTAGTTGGATATGGGATACCAGAATCATCACTTGTGCCAGCAGTCGTTACCTTGTAAATGTAAACATTGCTGAAAACATATTGATTTTGATTGTAATAGGTATTTGCTGCAAAAGGAGTTGGATTTGCTCCACCAGCAACAGGCGTGGTTGGAGTTTGTGTTACTTGAAGCTTACGCAAGCAGCCAGTATCTTGGACTGTGTGCTGACGGCCCTCGTTAATATAGTCTGTTAGCTCAGAATCGCTATAAAAGTTCCCGTTAGCATCATGCAAAAGCCTACGGACTTCTGTGATATATCCAGATAGTGTTGCCATGTAACTCTCATTTTATCTAACTGCTGAAAGGACTTTTCCCCCAGCCCGTCTCGCGACAGGTAGGGGTACTTTTTCCACCATCGGGGATAACGAACGGTCTTTTTTTGGAGCTTCGGTGCTTAATTCCCATTTAGAAAGGGTCTTTAATCCTTCTTCAATGTCATTTTTGGACTTAATCCACCCAAGCCTTGCCAAATACGGTTCTTTATCATTATCTCCGTAACCAAAAACGTGTTTTGCGACTATCTCAGGCACTTCTACCGTAGAGTTAGGTTTAAACGTGTACTCCACGCCATTCCAGCC